TTATGAATCGGTTATAGCAGTCAGTGAGTAATCATTAAATGTGATGAGCTCTTGGCCGACTTGGTTATTGATGTCCATGAGTAGGTTCTGCAATGGGTAAATTTCGTGCCAATAGAACACTTCAGCTGCTTTCTTAATATCACCAAAGCCACCTGTGTTATTGGGGACAATACCCATCAGCTGGGGCGGTACTCGATGCCCTGCCAACTGGTCATCACGGCTAGCGATTTTAATATTCATAAATTCATCTTTGGCGGCAACTTCAGCGAGTGGGATAACCTTAACCCCATCAGGCTTACCGTTTGGCACATACATAAATAGGTTCTTAAAGTTGCCAGCGCCCTTGCTTTCTTTGACAGCCTCCTCCAACTCATCCACGTCTTGCTGAGTTGTTAAAGCATCGGATAGATATAAGATGTAGCCTGCGTGAGCGCCGTTTTTATAATATTTACGGCGGAACAGTGTAGCGGCTTCATTGAGCAAAATTGCATTGACTGAGCTTAGATAGTCTGGAATACCATACATATCCTGCTGAATGTCTGGATTGAAAACTTGGATAATCTCGTCAGGCTGAAATTCAATGGGATTGCCGCGATAATAATCGACATGATAGTAATTCCCATTAATACCTCGCCGGGTATGACGTGCCAGGCGCGCAGTTGCTTTGAGCACACTCCCAATTCGACTGCGTTGTACCTGCAGATAGCCATTATTAAAGACCAGAAAATTTTGCACCAACGACTCAAAATCACGACGGCTTAGTTTTTCGCTTGGCACAAACAAACTGGTCAGTACGTTACGCTTGGTTACCAGGGCAGACGTATGATGACTGGTGGCACGGTAGAGACTTGCAACGGCAGCGATGTCATACGGATATTCGTAATAGTCGCCGACTTGGGGGCAATAGTCATACTCAAATAATCGGCGACCCTCAAGCACGGGTTCGGGTTCGCCAAAGCCACTCATGATAATTTTATTAGATACTTGGTTTTCCATAGGATTCCTTAGCGGTGGACAGATATACGAGATTTGGTGGCGGCGGTGACATTTTCGGTACTAGCAAGCGGCGCATTGTCAATAGCGTGCATGATTGCCCAAGCAACATCGCTATGACCCGTTTCTTGTGAACGTTTTGAAACAAATGTCATACGCCCCCCACCGTTGGTGACTTGTTTTTTGATGGCAATAAAGGCTTTGACAATATCAATATAGCCAGCGTCGAAATGCAGCTTGCGACGCTCAAACAATTCTTTGGCACGCATCGCCATACGGGTTTTAACTTCGATACTGTAATTGATTGGGGTGTAATTAGGATAAAAAGCTTTGACATGTTCAGCGACGGCAATACCCGCACCTGTTGTGTCAATGCCTAGATACTCGACCTGATACCGCTCACAGATTTTTTGGATATATTGGGCTTGCATCAGTGGCGACATGTGATCAAGATGCTTACGCTCCAGTACTCGATAAGGTTGCCCGGGTCGACTTGGTGGCGCGACAACGGCCAAAGCAGGATGATCACCAGTAAATGATGGGTCATATCCAACCCAAACAGGCTTTTTGTAGGGGTTTGACCCAAGCGGCTTAAAATCTTTCCACACTTCCCAACTATCAATCATATTTGGACTTAGAATAGATAGTGGGAAATAGCTTGAGCTGTCATCCAAAAACACGCACATAAACAGATTATCAAATCGGTCTGGTGTGTATTCAAGTTGCAACTGATCAATATCAAGTTTATCGTAACCACCGCGCATTGCATCACGGACAGTAACCATGAGTCGCCACTTACCATCCATGCAAAGCATTGGCGTTTTTAACGTGGCATGGCTAACATCGATTTCATGTTTATTGACGCCATCGGCACCCGTCCAGAATTTATACGCCTCATGCATAACAGAGCTAGGCGTTGACAAATATATCTGTTGATACTGACTCTGCGATGCCATCCCTGACGCCACGTCCCGAAATTCTTTGAATTTACGAATCCAAAAGAACTCATCAATAACCACATCACCATGTCGACCTTGGGCAGTTAATGCATTGGTCCCCATGTAATAAAAATTAACTTGGGTATTATCCTCGAATGAGATAACAATCGGGTCGCCACCAATTTGTCTCCCAAGTACTTCAAAGATAAAGTTTTTGATGTATTCAATAAATTGGTAGGCTTGGGCTTTCGACGCCGATAAAAAGATTTTATTTTTCTTGGTTCTTAAGGCATTGATGAGCGCCCAAATTGCAATGACATACGTCGCCCCAATCTGTCGGCTTTTCAGCATCATAAAAATACGCGCGGGTGCGTATTTCTTTTTGCCATTAACCTTTTTACCATCAAGAATATCTATCCATTCCTGCTGAAATGGATACAACATAATTTTATAGGCGTCCTCTAACGCCACAATTTCTTCTTCGGTAAATAAATTTTTGACCTTTTCTTTACGGTCTGACTTGTAACGTTCACGCAGCTTTGGATTTAAATCACCGCCATTACCACTATCGTTATAATTTTGGATTTTGGCGATTCGCTCAAGCTGTCGCATGAGCTCATCAATTTCTTTATATTCCCCGTTTCCCTTCTTATCCATTCCAATCAACGACAACAAACGCGCCTTCATGGCTAGATTGACGTCGGTAAAAATGTCCGCACGTACCCACCCATCCCTTTTTTTCCAACTGGCAACCGTTGCCCGCTTTTCATCGAGCTGACGGGCGATTTGGGTCACGCCTAGTCCTTGGGCGTAAAGTAGCCTTGCTTGTTCACGTTTTTGAGTTAGCGATTGATTTTGAGTCGAATTGGCGGTGGTATCAGTCATACGCATAGCTTATAGACAGTCAGCCCCTGCACCACACAGCAAAAGACCGCAAGTGCTGATTGCGGTCTTTTAAATATTGCTTACAACCTATACAGCCAACAAACTAAGGGCTACTTAACCAAATTTATAAGCCGATACATTTTCGCCGATTAATCTATTGGAATGCCTATGCCAGATTTAGCAGGTCAACGCACAATTAAACGTTTTCGTGTCGCCCGTGAAGGCGTCACTGTTGATGGCAGAGAAATTACTCGCCAACAAATTATCGATATGGCAAAAGACTATGATCCCGTTGAATATACTGCTCGCATCAATGTTGAGCACACGGGTGGGTGGAATTTTTTAGGTAATGCAGCCATTCCTGCATTGGGCGATGTGATTGCCTGTGATGCACAGTTAGATACTTATCAAGTTGATGGTAAAGACGTGCAATTAATGGGCTTATACGCCACTTTGTCCGCATTACCACAATTGGTTGAAGCCAATAAACAAGGCCAGAAACTTTTTACTTCCATTGAGTTCTACCCAAAATTTACCGCAACAGGCCGAGCTTACTTAGTTGGTTTGGCAGTGACCGACATTCCTGCAAGTCGTGGCACAGAACCGCTTAAATTTAACAATACCGCAAATAACACCCTTTTTTCTGAACATCAGGAACTCACCCTTATGACTACCCAACCCAACCAAACCCAAACACCAACCACCGCTCCTACCGAAGGTCAAGCCCCAATCGAACAAGCACCCGTGCCCACTCAAACGCCACAGCCACCAGCTCAGCCACAACAACACAAAGCAGAAGATGGCTTTTTACAAAAAATGGCAAATATGTTTACCAGCAAATCATCAGGCATGACTAAAGATGAGCAGGACATGGTATTACAAGGGTTTAATACCCTAAATGAAAAAGCCGAATCTAACGCGGCTACCACTGCCCAAATCGCTGAAAGTGTCACCCAATTAACCGCCACGGTGAACCAGCTTAACCAGAGTTTTGCCAGCTTACAAACCAAGCTGTCCACCGAGCCTGTACCGATGACGACCACACCGCCTGCAGGTGTCAGTCATGCCCTCGCCGACTGCTAACCAAATTTTATCACCCTTAAAATCACACAAGGAAAACCCATGGGAAGTTACGCTTTATCTGCTGCCACTCGTATCGCCTTACAGCAATACACCCAACAAATCGCTACCATCAACGGTGCCGAAAACTTTGCCACCACCATTGAAGTGCAACCTGCTCGTCAGCAAACCTTGATTGAGCGTTACCAAGAGATCACAGACTTTTTAAAACGTATCAACATAGTCACTGTGCAACAAGCGACAGGTGAAAAACTTGGGTTAGGCAGTGACCAACGTGTCGCCAGCAATACCGACACCCGCATCCAGCCCCGTCGTCCGACGCCGATTGGCAATCTTGAGCATATCGATGATTACGTCTGTACTCAAACAGACTACGACGTCGCCTACCTATGGGCAGTCATCGACCAATGGGGTACTTTCCCAGATTTCCAAAAACGCCTGCAAAACCTAGCCATTAAGCTGGTCGCCCAAGACAAGCAAATGATTGGCTTTAACGGTACTCACCGCGCAAAGACCACCAACAAGACCTTGTATCCAAAACTACAAGACGTCAACGTCGGTTGGTTAGAAAAAATCCGTGCCTTTGCCCCCGAGCGTCATATTGATGAACTGGTAATTGGCGCAAGCAAAGAGTTTAAAAACCTTGATGCGCTGGTCGAAATGGCAGTCAATGACCTAATCGCCGAACAGTTCCGCGACAATAGCGACTTGGTTGTCCTTACCTCTCGCGGTCTGGTCACAGATAAATACCAAAACCTTATCAATCAAACCTTAGCCCCAACCGAGCAGGCGGCTGCCAATGCCTTATATCAGAAAAAACAGCTTGGTACGTTGCCAGTCGATACCCCTGCGTATTTCCCAGCTAATGGCTTACTAATTACCAGCTACGACAATCTGTCTATCTATCAACAACGTGGCAGTATGCGTCGTTTTATCAAAGATGAGCCGGAGTGGAACCGCACCTCTGACTATCAATCAGTGAATGAGAGCTTTGTCGTCGAAGACTATGACAAATGTGCGTTCATCGAAAACCTTGTTATCGAAGCATAAAGGGGATATTGATGAGCAGCTTACGAGACCATTTTGAACGTGTACGTGCCGAAAAAGCGGCACGTCAAGCCAATGCCGACCCCCGACTATCTGCCCGCGGTCGTCAGTTAAACCGCCCATTGGGCAATACCATGACCCGTCAAACCGCCCCCGTGCAAGACGCTGAGTACACCGACGATGACGACAACCCCGATGCAGGAAGCCCTATTGAACTCAAGTTTTTTAATGACTGGCAGTCGCTACAAGGCATCCAATCACAAGCCAAAAAGAACGAGTTAAAGGCTGACTTTTTACCCTTTTACTTACCTTGGATTGAAGGCACATTAGCCGCGGGGATTAGCGGTCAAAACGATATGTTAGTTCAATTGATGGTCTGGGCGCTTGATACCCATGAATTTGATATCGCTACCCGCATTGCAGAGTTTGCGCTACTCAACGACATGGCTATGCCAGAACCATTTACCCGTGACGTTGCGACCGTGTATGCCGAGCAATTGGCATCTGAAGTGACCAAAAAAGCGGATAACCCAAGCGAACACACTGACATTCTGGCAAAAGCAATCGAAGTCACCAACGACCACGATATGCCAGACCCTGTACGTGCCAAATTGTATCGAGCTTATGGTGATGCGTTAAAAGCCGACAAGCCAACGGACGCCATTGCTGCTTATGAAAAAGCAATTGCAATTTACCCTGATGTTGGTTGCAAAACCGATTTATCAAAACTTAAAGCCGCTCAAGGCTAACAGACCCCACCACGGGTAAGGCGGCTTATTAAATTTGTCTGAAAAGTAAATTAACTTTTACCAGCACCTTTTTAATAACTACCGCCTTTTTATTTTGGATAACCCATGCTTATCAATCAGCAAATCGACAAAAGATTAGTACCAAACCCCATCGAAGGGCTTCCGTCTTTTACGACTGAAGATTTGGTCACGCTTATGCGGATTGATAAGACCATGGGTAATGAGCGTATCGCAGGCTATATCAGTGACGCATACGACCTTATCAATGAGCAGCTGCCGTACCTTGATAACGATAAATTTGGGTTTGTCAGCGGCTGCGGTACGTGTGTCTGGGAGTCTGCTCCTGGTCTCATTAGCCATCACCACCGCTTGCCTCCACCCGATGCCCTGAAGCAGCATTTGCCAACATGGGCAAAGGGTTTTTTATCCGTCGATCAGCTCATTACTCATACTAAGTGGCAACGAGCCTACAAGCGCGCGGTTCTCAACGAAGCCGCCGCACTCATGGCTGATAACTACATGGACTTTGACACCGTAGGCCAAGGCATCACTCGCGGCAATAATGAGCATCTAAAGTCTGACTCCCTGCGCCGTATCGTCAACCATGCGATTGCTGACTTGACCGGCAAAAGCCGTAACCGTGTGAGGTTGTTATGACAATACAACGCACCACAGCATCACAACAATTTGACACGCTCGACGCTATTGCTTATCGCTTTTTTGGTAATCAGTCAAACGCATACTTACCAAAAATCGTTGAATTAAACCCACAATTTACCCCGCTCGCTATTTTACCTATGCGGAGTACCGTGATTTTACCTTTTACGACAACCGTCGCCAACGTTCAGCAACGGTTAAAACTTTGGGATTGATATGTTAAAAAAATCTAGCCTAATTTTCGACATCATTGGCTGTATGCTTGGATGGAGTATTGTTGCTTTTCTTTGGCTGCTTGCCACGATTAATCCCGTCTTTGCCTATTCTAACCAGCTATTACCTATTTCTACCATTACCAACGCTATGCTAGTAGCAACGATTATCGGTGCGATTGGTGGTTACCTTGCATTCGGCGAAGATAAAAAATTCCCCCCATCTGCCACTAGCGTAGGACACGTGCTCTTAGGTTTGGGAGCAGGATTGTTCTTTACCCGTGGCAGTCTTGAGCTCATGGGTCGTAACAATTCTAGCGAAGACGTGGTTTTGTTCGTTAGCTTTTTGTGGGCTGTCGGTGGATATTTTATTTTGCGTCTATTAATCGCGGTTGCCAATTCTGATCGTATCAAAGCCATTTTGCCCGATTGGCTTGCCAAATTTATGGGGGTGGATAAATGATTTACCTATTACACGTCGGCTTAATGCTACTTAGTATGACGATTTTAACAGCGTTTTTATGGCTGACACGCCGCTATGATGACATCCTTTGGTGGGCACTGCGATGTTTGTTGCTCCATAGTCTGGTTGCAGTTGTCTATATGGCATATGACGCTATGCATGCAGGGTTTACGATGTCATTGAGCCTGATTTTGATTCGCTCTGGCTTTGCCACCTTGACCATGGCATTAGCATTTTTGTGGTTTTTACTGCACTGCGAACGTAAAAATCATCGTCGCCAGCGATTTAATGACCGTATCAATCACATCTTTAAGGATAGCCAATGAGCACACCTGCCCACAAAAAAATAACCCTAGCCCAAATCAAAGCCTGTGCCGATAGTCTTGGCGTGCCCTTAGCCGCCATGCGTGCTGTGCATGAAGTCGAATCCAAAGGCGAAGGTTTTTTGTCCACGGGTGAACCTGTGATTTTATTTGAGCCACATATTTTTTATAAGCGGCTCACCAAAAAAGGCTTGCTTGATATCCGTGCAAAAGTGATACGAGAACGTCCAGACCTTTGCTATCCAAAATGGAAACCAAAGTCCTACGGTGCTGAAGGTATCTATCAACACCAACGCTTGACAGCCGCCAGTCAATACCACCGTGAATCTGCCCTTGAGTCTGCCAGCTGGGGATTGGGACAAGTGATGGGCTTGAATTGGAAAGACTTGGGATACCCAACGCTACAAGCGTTTATCAACGCCCAATACAAAGATGAAGGCGCGCAACTTGACACCATGTGCCGATTTATCCGCCAAAATAAACTTATTGATGCCCTAAAAAACAAAGATTGGTCAGCGTTTGCCTATCGGTACAATGGCGAAAACTACAGAGCCAATAATTATCATGGCAAACTTGCCGCCGCTTTTAAACAATTTAACGCATGAAATACCTAATCGATCTTAAAAACGACCTGCTGGCACAGTTTAAGCCGATTACCGCCGACAAGACCTTTTTACAGCTCGTCAACGGCAATCTGCCGCCAGAAACGCAAACGGTCAGTTATATTGCCCGCTTTATTTTTACTGATTGCAAACTTGCCGAGCCATTTGCCGTGTTGGCATTTATCCGTCAGTGGTTTGACGCCCGTGGTCGCAGTGTTCCCGATCTAAGTTTTGATTGCGATGTCATCGACCTGGAGTCTTACGACTTGCAGATTGATATTAGTCTAAACGACAAGCTCACTTTTATTGCCATCGATGCGGTAGCCGTTTGTCCTGAGCTGGTGTGGTCGGATGAAGCAGGGACGTTTATTAGCAGTAGTATTTTGGCAGGCGATTTCATTGATGAGTAATTTTGGATGAGTGATTTTAGCGGACTGACCGACTGGTTACAGCGGATTGACACACAGCTCGACGACGGTCAAAAACAAGCGTTAATGCGTCGCATTACCACCCGACTAAAACAACAATGGTCGCAGCGTATCCGCTCTCAAGTCGACCCAAGCGGTGCAGGTTTTATCCCAAGAAAAGCCAAGGGGCGTAAGTTTCGTAGCAAACGTGTCAAGACGGGAGCAATGTTTACCCGTGCTAGTCGTATGTTGAAAACCGCTTACAGCGCGCATCATGCTGAGATTGGTTTTGCAGGGCGATTGGCACAGATTATGGCAGTGCATCAATACGGACAAGTCGCCAGACCGTCCCCGACCGTCCGCCCTGTCCAGTATGCAGTACGTGAAACGGTTGGACTTAGTAGCGAGGATGAGCAGCTTATCATCGAAGAATTTGAGAATTTTTTTATGAATCTTAACTGAAGGAAAATATGCAAGATTATCGTTGCAATGTCTGCGAAAAATTACTTTTTCGCATGACTGGTGAGGCAGTGGTCGCCGTTAAATGTCCACGATGCAAGACTTTAAATACTTTCAAGAATGCCATCGAGCGTCCAAACCATGAGCGTCCAGAACGCCTTAATCAACCCAAAGGACGCAGTCATGACAAAAATTCCCTATAGTAAAGCCCCGCTATCATTTATTGGGCAAAAACGTAATTTTATCAAAGCATTTCGCCATGTTATTAACGCCAATATTATTGGTGATGGTGAGGGCTGGACAGTGGTAGATGTGTTCGGTGGCAGTGGTTTACTCGCTCATAACGCCAAGCATTTACTACCAAAAGCCACTGTAGTTTACAACGATTTTGATGGCTATGTTGACCGCCTTAATTATATCGAGGATACCGAGCGACTACGCCAACAAATTTATAGTGCCATTGAACATTTGCCACGGCAAAAAGCATTATCGCAAAATGACAAAGAAGTGGTTATTGGTATCATAAAATCCTTTGATGGATTTATTGATGTGCATAGCGTAGCAAACTGGTTATTGTTTAGTGGGAAGCAAGTCCGCACACTTGATGAATTATATAGCAACACTTTTTATAACACCGTACGCCGTAGCCCCTATGAGCAAGCAACTGGCTATTTGGATGGATTGGTTGTCACGACAGAATCCTATACAACGCTAATGGCCAGATATAAAGACCAGCCAAAAACCCTATTTTTGCTAGACCCACCTTATCTTTACACAGGGCAAGGGGCATATAACCAAGAAAAATATTTTGCGATGGTCGATTTTCTATATTTGATGAGTTTGACCCGTCCACCCTATATTTTCTTTAGTTCGACCAAGTCCGAGCTAATGGATTATTTGGATTATCTCAAACAACTAAATAATGACGATTGGCAAAAGCTGGGCGGTTTTGAGCGTGTCACCATTCAGGCTCATGTCAATCATGAACGAGCTTATGAAGATAATATGATTTATCGTTTCTAATCTTTTTTTAACCAATAAAAACGTGTCGCAGTGGACACGTTTTTTATGCAAACAAGACTGGCTATCCTTTGCCACCAGAGTGATACTGTCGCTACACCCAACGGCAACCGCCTGAAATCGCAAGCCCTAAAAAAAAGGAAAACCACGATGAAAACTTTAAAATCTAGCCAATATACCATTTACATTGACGGCTCAAATGTTACCCTTGTAGACAACCACAGCCGACTACCACAGAGCCTATCAAACCTAATTATTTCTACCCACGACATTTTGTTTTATATGGCAACCCAAGCCATGAGCAACGACGAAAAAGCCGACCGCCTAAAACAGCTTATTATCGGTACGCATGATGATAACCTTGACCGCCTAAACAAAATCACCTACCAAGATTTTAAAATCGCCTAATTATCCCTAACCATAAAAAGACCGCAATTATTGATTGCGGTCTTTTGCTTATTTTACCCATTGCTCACTCATGCCACACTTTACCCAATCCTTAGGTATTGAGCCATGACTGCGCAAATTTTATCCGAACAACAACGCCGCTTACATAACATTGCCACCATTGGCACTGTGTTTGACGTCAACCCAGACGATCAAACCATGCGCCTAGACGTCGGCGATAACCAAACCGACTGGCTGCCTATACCCGCCTTGGCGGCTGGACAAGTACGTGTATGGCGTTGCCCATCAGTTGGTGAACAATTTTTGTTAGTCAGTCCAAGTGGTGAGCTTGCCAACGCTATCCCTGTCTTATCGCTTTACAGCAATCTACACCCAAGCCCAAGTACAGATGAAAATGAAATTCGCGTCCAATTTAATGACCAGGATTATCTCAGTGTCAAAACAGACGATAGCAACCTTACTCTCAAAATTACCAATATCACCATCATTTCTGAAGGTAGTATCACGCTTGATACGCCAACTGTTACGATGACAGGAAATTTGGAAGTTGATGAATCCATCCATGCTAAAAAAGATATCGTTGCTGGCGTCATCAGTCTTATAAAACACTTGCACGGCAAAGTCATGGGCGGTAACTCTACCACAGGAGCACCGCAATGATGGATATCAATTTTGCCATGGGCATGAGCCGTACCACGGGCGCACTATTATCACCTGACGACCATCTAAAACAATCCATCTACGATTTGTTAATGACCCCGATTGGCAGCCGTTTGCTGCGCCGTGAGTATGGCAGTTTGATTCCGTTTTTAATTGACCAGCCAGTGAACCCAGCTACCAAACTAAAAATGATGGCAGCCATTGCCACCGCGATTATCAAATGGGAACCACGGGTCAAAGTACGTCAAGTCCAATTATCCATGAATGCGGACGCTACCAATGACACAGGCAACACAGGCGTTAACGTATTACTAGATTTGCGCCGTAGCGACAATACCAAACTGCCTACCACTTTGACACTGGCACGGGGGGCATCATGAGCGTTTACAATGCCATCAACCTAGCAGGATTGCCCTTGCCAAACGTGCTAGAGCCCATAGACTTTGAGCTTGAAGTCACCCGTATCCGTGCCGAGCTGTCTGCTAAGTTTGCCGATGACCACCCTATTCAAACCGCATTAAGCCTTGAATCCGAGCCGATTAACAAAGTCATTGAAGTATTGGCATACCGCTATGTGTTAAAGATTAGCGAAATTAATCGCAAAGCTCGTAGCTTGATGTTGGCATTTGCCACAGGGTCAGACCTTGACCACATTGGTGTTACTTATTACCGCCTCGAGCGCAAATTACTACAAGCCGAGGACAAAACCGCCACTCCGCCAAAAACTGCGATTTATGAAACCGATGACGACTACCGCTACCGCCTAGCCCTATCAGTTGAAGCGATGACAATGGCAGGTTCTGCGGGCAGTTATGAATTCCATGCCTTGTCAGCCAGTGCCGAAGTGCACAGTGTGACCGTCTATAGCCCTGCTCCTACTGAAGTGGATGTTTATTTGGCTGGGCAAATTGATGGCGACGTACTTGTGCAAACAAACAAGACTGTAGGCGTGTCAGCCCAAGCGGTGACTGATGTATATAACGCGCTTGTCGCCGATGATGTACGACCACTTACTGACTTAGTGCGTGTCAACTCTGCTACCGCCAAAGCCTACCGTATCGATGCTGTCGTCTATGTCAAAAACGGGATTAGCCCACAGTTGATTTTGAGCCAAGGCATGACAGCATTACGCCAATATTTGACAGACAATTTTAAACCAAACGCGCGCGTGGCGACCAGCCGTATCATTGGGGCTTTAGACGTGATGGGTGTTAGTCGCATTGAACTCAACGAACCAAAAACCGATGTCATGACCGCCATTGGCGAAGTGGCTCATTGCACAGGCTATAACATCATTGCCAAATCGGAGGGTACATGATTTATAACGCCGCCCCTACCCAGCCACCAATGGCTATCAACGACCGCTACCAATCGCTACTCCCCGCCAATAGCCGTCCACTGGAGCACGCTCTAGCAGGAGCAACCGCCAAGCTTGAGCCAATACCAGTACCGTTTGAAACCATCTGGGACGTAGACACCGCTCCCGATAGTTTGTTGCCTTATCTTGCCTATGCATGGAGCGTGGACGAATGGAACGACAACTGGACAGCCGAGACCAAACGCCAAGTCATCCGTGACAGTCTTTGGGTGCATGAGCGTAAAGGAACGCTTAGCGCAGTCAAACGCTCACTGGCAGCCATGAATTATGACGCTAGCATCATTGAGTGGTTTCAAAAATCACCACGTGGCGCGCCTGGTACCTTTAGCGTCGAGGTACACCCAACGACCGGTATTATCGCTGACAATATTTTACAGATACGAGCCATGATAGACGCGATCAAACGCTTATCCGCTCACTACGACGTTTATCTAGGTTACACCTTACCCGCTGTTATTGCTGCCTATGCCGTCCCCGTGGTCGGCGTTGAACTTACTGTTTCCACCTAACTAAAGGACTTTATGATGTCAAACTTATGTCAACCCCAAGGCGTTATTTTAGCCATTGCACTTGCTGTCGCTATGCCTTTTTATCCAATCGAATTCAAAGAAGACGGACAAACCACAATTCCAAATCTAGTCAATATCGACGGCACAGGGCATTCAGGCAATGCCGAGCTGGTCGTCAATGACGGGCTATTACGCACCCATCAAGATAGCATGGTGTTCGCGGTCGATAACACCGGTGGCGAAGAGCTTACACTCAACATCCATATCGCCAAACAACCGATTGTTGATATTGCCAAAGCCAATGCTGACAAAGCCAATTATTTTATCGCAAGTTATCCACTAACCATTAAAGCTGACGAAAAACGTCACTTAGAACTACGACTTATCAATGGTCAATACGTGCTCAGTGACCGTGGCCTAGACTTACCGACTGTGTAATCAACTGACTTAATAAGACTATGAGCTATCAATTACTCTTAACGAACGCTGGCGCCGCCAAAATCGCTGCCGCCAGTAATGCAGGTGGGACACCCTTGCATATTACTGACTTTGCAGTGGGACAAGGCGTTAACGTCGACTTCAGCACACGCCTTGACAAGCAAACCTTGGTCGCCAAGCGTTACCAAGGCAAGGTCGAGTCTGTCAATCTTGTCGCGCCAAACAAGTACGAGATTGTGTGTGTCGTCCCTGTCGACGTGGGTGGTTTTACCATTCGTGAGTTTGGATTGATTGATAGTGATGGCGTATTGGTGTGGGTTGGCAGTCTACCAGAGGTACAAAAACCAGACGCTACCAGCACTGCCGCGGTTGATTATCGACTCAAAGCGGTGGTACAGGTTGAGAATCCGAGCGTATCCATTGTCGTTGATACCAACGCTATCACAGCCACACAGTCGTGGGTCAATGCCAATTTTGTCAGCAAACCACAATTTGCGGGCTTTTTAGAAGTGTTGTTTCCGATCGGTTATCCATATTGGTCATCGGTTAATGAAAACCCAAAACCAAAATTCGACTTGATATTCGGCTATGAGACTTTTTGGCAACGCCTTGAGGGTGTCGAGTTATTAGCTATCAAAGACAACGATTCACAAATCAATCGACCTAACCGCTATGTGGGTAAAAACGGTGATGTGATAGCTGATAGTACGACGCCAGACCAATACCGAGGTTATACCGAATATCTATGGGTGCGTGTTGATGGCACGAAACCCCCTGTTAAATACGATGGAAAATACAGCTATGACGGCTCTGCACAGTACCAATAAAGGACAGATTTATGAGTAATTTAATGTTGACCGCCCAATGGCATGACACGATTAATCAAGTTGAAACATCCGAGCCGATCACAGGTGGAGCGGAGGGCAATGCCAATTTAGCGACCAAGCAGCTTGCTGAAAGTTTGCTTTGGCTTAGACAGCAATTTGAAAACAAAAAATCAGAAGCTTACAAAGTCGGTGATATCTACATGACAACCATCGACCATGCTGACCCTGCCGCAGTAAAAGCCCATCACGGTTATGGTACATGGGTGCGCTATGCAGAAGGTCGCGCACCTGTCGGTTTTAGCGATAATACTAGTGATATCGCCGAATACAAAACAATGGGCAACACGTTTGGTGAAAACACCCACAAACTCAAGATTGAAGAGATGCCGAGTCATAATTTTAATATCAATTTTGTGACTGGTGGCATTGGTGGTACTGGCAGACCCGCGACTGAAAGCACCAGTAGTGCAGCAGCAAATTTGAAGACCGAGACCTTGGGTGCTGATGTGCCTCACAACAACATTCAACCCTCTATCGTTACAGGCTATTGGCTTCGCACCGCTTAACAATACAAGGAAATAATCATGGCAAACCCTCACCACGGCATCACCGCCCAAGAACTCACGCAGGGTATCTTACCCATGCGCAATGCCAACATCAGCGTCATCGGTTTAATCGCCACGTCGACCGATGCCGATGCAACCATGTACCCAGCCGATACCCCAGTATTACTAACAGGTATCACTAAAGACAATATTGATAAAGCAGGCACCCAAGGCACTCTCAAAACATCATTGCAGACCATCCGTGATATCACCAACCCAACCGTGGTTGTCATGCGTGTGAGCAATGCTGATAACGTCGATGTGTTAGATGAGCTGCTCGCTTGTCAATCACGTTTAGGGGTAATACCAAAAATCCTAGGTGCACCTGAGATTGATACCCCTGCTGTGGTGCGCAAGTTGGTCAGTATTGCCAAGCGCCGTCGAGCTTTTGTCTACGCGTCGCCACGCAAAGATGACGGCACGTTAATCACGGATAAAGCAGAGATTGCGGCATATCGCGATACCTTTGGCGACCGTGAGTTGCATTTGATTGAAAATCAGTGGGGTAAGCCGCTGGGAAAGTAGCAGCTGGTAAGCGTGTTGTCTATGCCAGCCGTCCATATCCTACATTGATTGAAAAAGAGGATGCGTATCAACCAACGGTTAAGCCGCTAGACATCACGCTTCAGGATATCTTAAAACGTGGCTATGGTGAAGACGCTTATCAGCCGACAGTTAAGCCGTTAGATATCACACTGCGCGATATTGTGCTAAGTAAGCAGATTGACGATAAAGACGCTTATCAGCCGACAATTAAGCCATTGGATATCACGCTTAAATCAATCGTAAGCAAGGCAAGTATCGATGGTGATGCGTATCAGCCGACGGTTAAGCCACTGGATATCACGTTAAAACGCGTGGTGGTTAGTAACAGTGTCGATGGTGATGCGTATCAACCAACAGTTAAGCCACTAGATATCACATTAAAAACAGTTTAAGGAATTATTATGCAAGCAAATATGGGTATGGCAGGTGAATTTCGCTGTGTGGTGAAACGAGCCGATGGTAGTACAAAGATTGACACAGGTTATCAAAAAAATCTGATTTTAAATCAAGGCTTGGATTTTTTTGGTGGTGGTAATGGTTCAGACATGATGGCGTATTGCATCATTGGGAGTGGTAATAGTCAACCAATCTATACGCAAAATAAGTTAGATACGGCTTTAGCAGGTATAAATGGTTCTGATGTTTCAACTAAATATGACTATGATGCGGCACGAGACGGTAGTCTATACAAAACAAATAGAGTGCGTAAGTACTCCTTTACGGGACTAAATAATGTCAATGTTAGCGAATTAGGTTTGGCGTCTATTTATAGTAATGCGACTACTTATTTTCTTTGTACTCGTGCATTAATTAAAGACAGTAATGGTAACCCAACGACTATCACGGTATTAAGCGGTGAACAACTTGATATCTATTACAAATTATGGGCGGTTTACGATACCACAGATAAAACTGGCACTTTAAATCTTTTAGATGGGGTCGGTGGTAGTGTCGCTTATAATTGGAAACTAAGACTAGCTTATGTAACAGATATGACGGCATATAAAAATGTAGGATTTGTACTCGGTCCGCCCACCAGTCGTTATTGCACTTTTAATACAGGAGACCTGGCAAATATTACATCAATACCATCTGGTTCTGGGAGTAACTATACTTTAGATGGCTTAGCATCTTATGTAAGTGGCAGTTATAAAAGGGTAAATAGTAAAGTTTTAACTACAGACCAAGAAAATAAGTCTATCCGAACCTTAACATTAGCGACAACAATGGGCGTTTATCAAATCCGTCTTGGCGCTGTAGCAGATGATAGCCCTATTGTAAAAAACAACACCCAAACGCTAGCCATCCCTGTTGAAGTCTCATGGAGTCGTTACGAGGGTGCGTTGTAATGTTGCCGCAAGCCACTGACCTCGCAACCGTTGAGTCAACGGATAATGATAGTCTACTGACGCCACGTAGTAGAGCTTATCCGCTCACCGAATCTTGGGAATCAGGTGGTGTTGGTTTATCCGACACCAGTCAAGGCTTAGCGTCGTAC